GGCGAATTTGTCGCGCACCTGCTGGACGGCACCACCGATCGTGGCCGGCATGCGGGCCGCTTCGGCCTGCAGCTGGGGAAGCTCGCGCTGCAAGGCACCCACCACCGCGCTGGTGGTCAGCTTGCCCTGTTCGGCCAGGCTCTTCAGCTCGTCGCGTGGCTTTCCAAGACCTTTCGCTAGCGCGTCCAGCAGCCTCGGCGCGGCTTCGGCGATGGCGTTGAACTCTTCGCCGCGGAGCGCGCCAGCGCCCAGCGCCTGGCTGAACTGCAGGATGGCTGACGCCGATTCTTCTGTCGTGGCGCCAGAGATCTTCAGGGCCGCCAGCAGCGACTCGGTGGCAACCGTCGCTTCTCGAAGGCCACCGCCCAACGGGCGCAGCGACGCCAGCATGCGGGTGTAGAGCTTGACGGTGGAGTCCAGCGGCGCCTGGTACTGGGTTGCCAGGCTGCGCGTGATCGCCAGCGCCTGGTTGAATTCCGACTGCGAGCTGGTAACGATGCGCAGGCGTGCCGCCATGCTGGCGTAGCCATCGGCCAGGCGTGCGAGCGTGCCGATGCCCTGAAGGCCTGCCTGCGCGCCAATGAAGGCCAGCAGCTGCTGCCTGGCTTCGGCGAGCTGCTGGCTGACCGAGGCCACGCCGGCCTTGATGCCGCCAAACGGCACGCGCTGCGGGCTGTTGCCCGCCTCGCTGGTGACGGCCTTGATTTCGTTGCGCAGGCCGGCCAGGGCCTTGCTGACCTCGCCAAACTGGGCCTGCAGGCGGAGCTTGGCGTCGATGGTCGTCATGGCTTAGAGTCCGGCTATGGTCAAACTGATGTTCTGGCTGCTCGTTTCAGGCTTCGTGGCCAGCGCCGCGGCGCCAGCCCTGGGCATCGTTTTGCTGGCCGCTGGCGTGGTGGCCGGTGCCGCTGCCTTCGCAGCCCCCCTGCTGCGCCGCTAGCGCTAGTCCTGCAGGACGGCCAGCGCCTTCTTCAGCTGCTCGCCTCCGCTGGTGCCCCAGTTGGCCGCCAGCAGCTGCTCGCGCCAGGCGCGCCGCTCGCGCTTTTGCGCCAGCACCAGGTAGCGCCGGAACTGGCGCAGCGTGTAGCCGAGGATGTCGGCATGGCGATGGCCATTGGCCACCAGCATCTCGAATGCCTCGTCCCAGCTCAGGGTGGCGGAGGCTCGGCCTTCGTTTCGTTGCTTGTGCTGCGACGCGCCGCCAGGGCCTTGAACTGGGGTATCGCCAGGCGAAAAAAATCCGCGTTCACCGAGATCACCTCGGCCAGCAGACGCACGGTGCGATCGGGCAGCCGCGTGCCCAGCCAGTCGGCATCGCAGCGCGCCAGCAGCGCGGTGGCCGTCAGCACCGGATCGGCATGCTGGGCGATCAGCGAGGCCAGGTCGAGCAGGTCGCTCGGCTCGGGTGCGCCGGCTTCCAGGCGCGCCCACATGGCCTCGTTGCTCAGCACCAGCACCACGTCTTCCATGATGGGGTGCAGCAGCTGCAGCAGCTTGGCCAGCATGCGCGTGTCCATCGGCGCGATCAGCACCTGGCTGCCATCGACGACCAGCACGCGCTCGGCGGGAGCAACAAACTCCAGGTTGGTGCTGTCCATGATCAGGCGGCCGGCTTGTAGAGCGCGTAGTACTGGCCGCCCGCGGAGGTGGCAGCGCGGGATTCATCGCGCAGCAAGGAACCGTTGAGCTTCCATTCGCCGTAGTCCTCCGAGATCCACTTGGAGTCGCCCTCGGCGGCAAACCGGAACTTGAAGGCCTCCAGCACGATGCGCTCGCTGTTGTAGGCGTTGGTGCCGTTGAGCATCACCAGGTAGTCGGAGTCCGGCGCCTTGTTGGCGCCCAGCACCTTGACGACGCCAGGCGTGTAATCCACCTCGAAGGGCTGGACGTAGGGGCCGCCCGTGGCGAGGTCCTTCAGCGCGATCGATCCGGCAAAGGCGTCGAGCTCGTAGTTGCCGACCGGCAGCACCTTGGGGACGCCGGAGTTGTCTTTGACGGTGACGGCCGAGACATTGCGATCAGGCAGCCGGATCACGTTACCCACCACCAGGTCGGACGGCGCCACCCAGCCGGCCACCACGGCGCCCGCCGCGACATCCGTCCAGGCGCCGCCTGTCAGCAGGCCCAGGGTGTAGTCGGTCAAGGTCTTGAGCGTCATGTTGAGGCCGGCCGTCTTGCTCTGGGCCATGCGGAAGGCGACGCCGCGCGAGGCGTCGCGCGAGGTCTTCATTTCCGAGACGGGCGCCTGCTGCGTGATGTCGAAGGCCGGCACCTCGCCGAGGTCGAAGCCGGCGCCCACCACGCCGTTGGTGATGGCGTGCATCGTGACGATGCCGGCGCCGGAGAAGGGCTTGAAGCTGAGATCGAGGGCCATGACGTTGCGCTCCTAGAGGTGCAAGGGGATTTCAAACATCAGCGGGTACAGGCCGCTGGTCTTGGTGTAGTCGGGCCTGAGGCCGTTGATGCGGCTGAACTTCTGTTGGCTGCCGGGCTGTGGGCCTAGTGGCGACCAGCCGGCAAGTGCCTTGTGCAGCTGCGAGAGCATTGCGCCTGCCGCTTCGTTGCGCGCCTTGCGGTTCGCGTGCTGCGCGTTGTTGACATAGAGGACCACGAGCCAGCGCTGCGCCATCATCTGCGCGCTGCCACTCATGGCCCGGCCGCCGTCGCCCTCGTTGAAGCGATCGCCGGCCCAGTAGACGAAGATCACATAGGGCCGCTTGTCTTCGGCGCCGGCCTGGGCCAGCTCTTCGATGCCCTCGACGGGAATGTTCTGGCCCACCTGGTCGGCAATGCGGGCTTCCAGCAGCGGCTGCAGGAACAGGTAGTTCTCGGCGAGGCCCGGGGTGCTCATGCTTCGCGCCCCATCACCTTGCCGCCAGGCTCAAACCACACCGTGCCCACGCCGGCCAGGGCCGGTGTCTCGGCCGGTGGCGTGAGGGCGATGCGGCCATCGGCCACCTTGGCCAGGTAGGCGCAGGCCAGCTCGTAATCCTTGCGGGTGTTCTCGTCGGCCGATGAGCCCAGCAGGCGGTACAGCGCGATGGTGCAGCAATGCACCTTGAGCACCGCGGGCGGATTGGCCAGCGGCAGGCCCACGCGGCCGACCAGGTAGCCGTCGATCTCGGCCGTGGCGTCGCCCAGCGCACGATCCAGCACCACCGCGTTCAGCACGCCCGTCATGGGCAGGTTGATGTCGGTGAGCTGCACCAGCCGCGGCGTGCCGAGGCGGTCGATCATGTCTTGCTGGGTGGCGTACATGGCAATGGGTTGAAGAGGACGAAGGCCGGGGCTCTTCCAGACCGCTCACCTGTTATCCGCCCCGGCGTGGGTTGGCAGGCAAAGTGAATCGCGGGGCTCCCGATGCGGCCGGTTCACAAGCCGCAACGATCAATGCCCTGGCTGGGGTGGTGTCGGGGTCAGGTCTTGTCGTCGGCGGGCTCGATGTCCACCTCGGTCACCACCAGGTTGGGCTCGGCCTTGAGCGCTTCGGCCTGGTCGGGCGTCAGCTCGGAGAGCGGGATGATGGTTGGATCGGAGGTGAACTGCCGGCCAGCGCGACAGAAGCTGGCAGGACGGGAGACGATCTTGAGACCCTGGGTGGCAGGGCCTGCGGTCTTGGGATTGCGAGTGGCCATCTGGCGCTCCTACTGTGTTTGGGTGCAGCGGCCGCTGGGCCGCTGCGGTGATGTTCAGCCGGCGTTCAGGCTGATGCTTAAACCAACCAGGGGCAGACCATCACCTCGGCGGTGCCCTGCATGACGTTGGTGGCGCCGTTGGCGTTGCGATCGGCCTTGACGACTTCCAGCGCGGCGCGCTCCAGCGAGGGCGGCACGACCAGCAGGTTGCCGTTGATGGCCAGGGGCTTGCCCTTGTCGCCCTTGACGCCGGCCATCGCGGCGCGCGCGGCCGAGTAGTTGGTGACGTCCAGGGCCTGCTTGCTGGCATAGGCCAGGTGCGGCAGGCCGTAGCCGACGTTGACGCGGGCGTCGACGCCGTAACGGTACTTCTTGCGCATG